AAAGAGTAACGCTCGCGGGCCTTGTAGCGAATGTTACCAGTCGTAAAGTCTGGCTCCATGCTGGTTTCCATTGCTGTTCGCTGGAAACCTTTCAGACCTTCGCCTGCTTCTGTGACAGTAGTCAGCAAGAAGAAAGCATCTGGATCGTTCAGATAGTGGTTCACAGTGTAACCACCGGGAAGAACACCAGTGTTTCGAATTGCGTTGATGTCATTGTCCGCAGTTCCGCTTCTACCGGGAGAGTTTAAGATCCTGTCCGCAATAAAGGTCAGTTGCGGAGGAATAACAAGCTTAGTTGCTTGTACAGAGATCGTTAAACCCCGGTCATCAGTGAAAGTGGAAATGTCAATCAGAGCATCTTCTAACGATGTCTCGTTAAGATCTGCCATGGTTGTCGCTCTATTAGCGGCAGTGCCGCCACCCGCTAGGGGATGCGCTGTATTGATAAGTGAAACGCCGTCTCCTCCTGTAAAGGAACTAGAAAATGCGTTGTTCAATACGTCTGCGGCGGTAACTTCTTTGGTGTGAGCCATAGAACGTGCCAACGCTTTAACGTACCTCTTTCCTAACGAGTCATAAAGCTGGTCTTCGACGGCCTCTTCGGTTAGGGCAAATGCCAACGCAACCGTGCTATGCGTATAGCGTGCGCTAAAACTTTCGTTAGCATTGTCAAAAGCCACGCCTGCTCCTTCCGCCTTAGTAGGGCTTGCGCCGAAACCCGTGATCAGGACTTCTTCCTCGAAAGCTCTCTGAGAATCTTCCATAGGGAAGATGTCTGCGAACTCGCTATCGTAACTGTCATATGACATTCCAAATAACGAATTCAATCCCGGCTCAAGTTCTTTCGCTAATTGCGCTCTAGAAATAGCCATAAGTTATTCTCCTTTAAGCCAATCCAGCGCCTTTCACGCCAAATATATGATTTTGAATTACGACATATACATTGGTGTTAGCAGAAGCTACGTCATCGTTTTCGGGGTCTTCAGAAATGTCGATTGCCTTAATAGACAATGAAGTTCCTGTTGCGCCGTCAGCGACTTTTAACTCTGCACCACTTATGCCAGTGACTGTGCTTCCACTTGATGTGTAAACAATATCGAAGTTACCGAAAAGGTCGGCAATCGGAAATGCAGCGTCAGCTTGCACTTCAAATACGACATTGGGATCATCAATTATAAAAGCGATTATATCCGAAGCGTTTGTACTTGCTGGATAGTAGTTGCTGTACTTCTGCTCACCCGTGGTCGGGTCAGTGTATTGACAGCCATTAAAAACTCCCACAATTGGGACTGTGCCTCCGTCCGCGTGGACTTCCACAGTTCCACCAGTAACTTGAGCAACCATATCGCCTTGGAAAATTGCAGTATCGTAATTTGCGGCTATGCGATATCGACTCGTACCACCAGTGTAGGGAGCGCCGCCAATCATTTTGACTGGCTTCATTCCAAAAGCGGCATCTCTATTAGCCATTTGGGCCTCCTATTTAGGTTTTACCAAAGGTTACTTTGGTGTCCCTTTGAGGATCGTACTTAACGTACCTGCCATCACGTTTCGCATCACTAAAAACAGTATTGTCGAGCGCCTCTACAGCATCGACATTTTTTTGTTGGTAGTAAGCGTTACGCTCAGCAATTGTCTCATTCGGAATTTTTGCCAAAAGTAAACCTTCATTGCTTATAACACCAGTATTTCTGCCCTCATCAACGCTTGGCATGTGTTGCCACTCTGAAGGAAGATCCTCCGCCCTTACCAATTCCCATCCTTCGCGGACGCGCCTTGATACGTTTGCACGATCTTCATCGCCTAGCATTTCTGCCCTAATCCACCTGTAGGTATAACCCGGAGGAGGAGGAGGGGTTTCGAGCTTTCTTACTGGTCTCCATGGTTGTCTTCGAGCTTGTTTATCGTGAGTCTCGGAATCACGCGAGTTTCGATTCGCTTCTTTCTTTTCTGTCGTTGTCATTAGACCGCCTCCCTCTGAGCAATTTTTTGTTTCTCTAAAGCTACACGTTTGAGCCATGCCTCTTCGGTCATGTTGTGCGGCTTCAGCCCACGGAGACGTTCGACCTCTGACTTTGAGAAAGTCACGCCGTTCTTTTTACCTTGTGTTTTCTGACGACTTCCAACGGAAGCGGAGGCAACTCTTTGCACAGCGGGTTGACTCTCCTTTTGACCGCCATCTGCACCTGAACCCAAGTGCGGATAAACTTTATAAATTCTATTGTTCAGCTCTCCATAATACTCGTCAGAGTCAGCTTCGTAACCCTCATTAATTAAATTGTAGTGCTGAAAATAAGCGTACTGAGTGGCCTCAAGATTTCCTTCGTCCTCTTGGTCGCCGTACCATTTATTCTTTTCATACCATCCAAGCGCTTCTTCGGTAGGCTCTACTTCCTGTTGTTGCGGAGCTGGTTGGTTTTGATAGTAAGACTGATCTACCACAGGTTGAGCAGGAGCTGCTTCTTGCCTGTTCTTTGCAAGCCTAACCTTTTCTTTCTGAATACTAATATCCGATTTTAAAGTATCAGCCTTGCTCATTAATTCTGCATCGCCAGACTCAACCGCTTTCTTGTAAAGATCATCAGCCTGCGACTCTTTCGCCTTAATAGCTTCTTCTTCTTTTTGAAGCACAGTTGCTTGCTGAACCACTTGATGCGACCTAAGCGCGTTAATTTCAGCTTCTCTTTGCCTAGCAATCGCTTCAAACTGAGCAGCACGCTCCTCAGCAGCTCTAATTTGCTGGTTTTTTTTGTTTATACGTTTAGAAACTTTTTTGCTGTACGAATCAAGCTCATCGTCAGTGCTAACATTTTCTGTTTGAGCAGCCTCTACTGTCGCGTCTTCTTGAACGTCAATCTCAACTTCTTCGACCTGCTCTGGATTTGTATTTTCTACTGTCATGTTACACGCTCATTATATCATCTGGATTAAGAATTGTGGCAATCACCTCGTCGTCGTTTATAATCCTGACTTCTGCCCCGTCTTCTAACTTAAATCTTGCTCCAGCATACCGACCAATCAACACCCATTGTTTTTCTTCGCACCAATGGTTTGTTCCGTATTTTTCTTGATCGTTGTAACACTGCGGACCTTTCTTAACCACATAAGCGACGACTGTAGCAAGAGCCTCCCTCTCAACTGTCTCATTGGTTAATAAAATTCCACCCTTAGTTTTTTGTTTCCCGCCATATGGTAAAACCAAAATGCGCCAGCCAGTAGGTTGTGGCATTCTTTCTAACGCGGATTTTTCCAAAAGAGCAGGATCTAAAACCCTTTCTTCTGGATCAACATAAGCTTCTGATATAGCTTTTTCTGCTGCGTCCATTATTTAGCTGTCCTTGTGTTGTTCCTTTATCTCCGATTCGATGTAGGATAACGCAGAAAGCTCACCTTGTACAAATTTATAATGTTCGATATTTTCCAACGCACCAGACATTAAAGTCTCACTTATCTGTTCTCTGCGCTCGCGTATTAACCGCCTCAACTTATCATAAAGGTCTAGATCTTCCACGAACTTAGCTTCTTACTTTAAAATCCAAACCTTTGGTTGCGGCTCCGGCGCCCCTAACTTTTACAATCTTTTCAACCCCAGCGTTAACCACAACGCCTTGTTGAACGCTTTGTATAGTTTTTGGCTTAACCCTTCCGAACTTTTTCATAATTTCTACCTATTTTGATTTTTTAGCTTTAGCTGCTCTTTTCTTTGGAGCAGGTTTTTTAGCAGGCGCTTCCGCAACTGCTTCTTCAACTTCGGGTTCCGGCTCTGGAGCAGGCTCTGGAGCAGGCTCTGGAGCAGGCTCACCAGAAGCAATCCTAGCTTCTTTTTCAGCCATCCTAGCCATGTTTGCCTGATGAGCTATTTCGGCTGCTTTCCTAGCTTCGCTTAACGCTACTGCTTCAGCTTCTCTATCAAGTTTTTTTTGCGCTCTTAATTCTTTTATAGCTTCTAATCTATAACTAGTCGTCATTTTATCTCCTAATTACCTTGCATCTTTTGGCCAAGCTCCATGAGCTTGAATTCTGCTTGTTGATCCAGTCTTTGCAAAGCGACATCAAGCTTATCATCAGCAACTTCTTTTTGCACATTCATGCGGTCTTTCTGTATTTCGTTCTCTAACAATTTCTCTTGCGCTCTTTGGTTTTGTTTTGACTCAAATTGCGTTTGCTCTTGATCAAGCTCTTTGTCTTTCAACTCAAGTTCAGCCTGTCTTATTTGAACCAACGGATCGCTGTCGTTGCCTTGTCCTATTGATTGCAACAACTCTTGTGTCAGCTGAGCCATAATTGGTGCAGCAAACTGATCCATTGTTAGTTGTATCTGCTGCGAAACTTGTTGTTGTTGATCCGCAGGCAACTGCTGTAGCTGTTGTTGAGCCTGTTGTATTTGTTGCATTTGTTGTGGCGGAATTTGCTGTTGCGCCAACTCTGTAGCCAAAAACTGCAAATGTTGCATGATGTGACTAATTATTAAAGATTGTAACTGTGGATTTTCTTTTACCACTTGGGTCAGAAACAAAGCTCTGTGAGCGTCTACATGCGCCCTGTGGTTCTGACCTTCAAAAGCTTGTGCAGGTTGTCCCATTAAAAATCCAGAGTTTTCTAAACCAGCATCGATTGGTTTAGGCGTCATGTCTGGGGGTGGCTGCAATAAACTCTCTACGTTGTCTATTCCCAAAGCCCCGTACATACGCCTATACGCTTCATAGATGCCGTTTGGTCCATGCACCTGCGGATTAGACTGCACCATCTGTAACAGCTCTTGAGCAAGTGTTATGCGTTGGCTTTGGCTAAAGATATTAGGATCTGATACCGGAATAACATCTATGCGTTCATCGAAATCGCCCTGTTTTATTTCTCTAGGACCAGTTCCAGTTTCATAAGCGTATTCTGGAGGCAGATAATCAGCAAAGACCTTAGACAGCAATTGGAACTCAATTCTCTGTGCATAATGCAATCTTTTGTGGATCGCACTCATTACTTTGGTTCCACGTTCTAAAAGAGCAACCGTTGTCCCAACAGGCATGGCTTGATTCATGTCACCTATGTTGGTATCCGCGATTGCAGCAAACCGCTTTCCTGATTCAACCAACAGCCCTAGCAACGACATCAAGACGTTACTAGGCTCTTTTATTGGCAGCGGTATAAGGTTTTCTCTGAGAGATCCTCCCGTAGTATCTATGTCGCGGAACTCTCCGGGCTGTAAAGGCTCATCCTCGTCCCTAATCCGCATGCCTCTGGCCTTGAAGCCAGCAGGCAAGTTTGCCAAAGTCCCCGCGTCAATCAACTGCCGTAGTATCGATGTCGAGGCTTTAGACAAACCGCCAATCATATGACTTAGTCCTAAGCCATAAAATCCTAATCCGGGCAAAAACTTATATTGCACAAAATAATTGATTTTGTTTTTGTAAGGATCTGCTTCGTTGTAATTTCTTCTAATAGACAAGACTGTCTGGGACGACTCGTCTATTGTTACGATATAAGGCAGCTTCAGTCCAGTTGGTTCTCCGTCTTCTCCAACGTCCTCAAAGCCTTTAAGGTCGAGAATGGTGTGAACCTCGTAGACCGTATGGTCCCTTTCTTCCGCATAAGAAGGACCAAGCCCTTCTATTTCATCTATTTCTTTTTGGATATCCGAATCGTCTGCTGCATACGAACTTTCTTTGATCT